TTCTATTTCTGTGTCATTAAAAAATACTGAACCAATACTATTTACTTCGTGTCCACATAAAGCAATTACTAAATATAAATCTGCATTATTATTTAATGTTTCTGCGTGTACGATTGCCCCACCTTTTCTAACAGAGCCATAAATAATTGATCTATCAGCAACAGGGCTTCTTATAAGATTTTTTCTAGCAAGAGCCTCATTTGTAAAACTATTAATATCAGGTTGTTTTGGTTTACCTGCAAGTTTTTTATATGCAAAACCTAAAACAGCACTAGCAATAAATGAAAAAGCAAATTGTTTAAGACCGCTAGATAATAAACCTTTCCAACCACCTTTTGTTGCAACATTTTTTACAACAGCTTTTGCTACTGATTTTACGCCACCTGTAACAACATTAACTGCACTACTAAGCCAACCCATTAATTATCTACTCCCCAAAATAACTCTTTTTCTGCAACGCTATCAACGAACTCTAAACCTTTGTCGCCTGAGTATAAATTTTGTTGTTCTTCGTTTGTAAATCTTGAAATTCTTGGACGTTCCCAATCAATTAATCTATTTTCTATATCTAATTCTATTGTAGCAGTATCAGATAAGCTGATTGCCATTGTATCTACTTTGCCTACAAAAACTATAAATGGGTCATCAACTAAACCGTAGTTATCATTAAAAAAACCTAAATAAGCAGTTGCATTTGACCCTTGATATTCAGTTGTTAAAGCAATTGAAATATATGTACTTGGTATTCCTGTTAAAGTTAATTTAACTCCGTTAGCTTGTAACTCAGATGTTTCTTCAATATCTGACATAGTTCCAATTGTTCCTGCACCTAAATAACTTTGACTATCAAAAGTAATATTTCTATCACTAGAATTTAAATAAGTAGTTCCACTTGGAAACTCTAATTTTAAAAAATAAATTGGTCTTAAAACATCATCGTTTAAGACGTTACTATTATTTGTAGAAAGCGTCTTAACCATTTAAAAAACCTCTAAACCACTAAAACTTATTCCATAAATATTAGAATTATTAATATTATAACTTGTACTATCGCCTAATAATTTCATTGTGCATACAGGATTAGTCGTCGTTATACTTGCATTGTCCGACGGGCTTGATCTTAAACTTGGTACGAAATTAACTGTAACATCGCCTGAACCATCGCTAGTTGCGTCTGCGGTAACCATTTTTAACTCACTATTAACTGAAAAAAAATCCCCTGCTTTTAAAACTAAAGTTGAAGCTTGCGCGCCATCTAAAGTTAAGCTTGTTCCTGTTTGACTTGCACCGTCAACTAATAAAGTTGACCCTGCAATCGTACCTGCGGGCGAACGATGGTTTGGGTCATATCCACTAAAACTATGTACTCTACCTTGTAATCTTTGTAAAAATCCTATGTATTCTAAAGCATTTGTCTTACTCATTGGTGGTAAATTAAATGTTGCATACCACCTAGCACCCGTTAATTCTGAAACTTGAATACTGTTAGATAAAGGACTTTCAAATACTTGGTTATTATTTTCTAATCCAAATTCTACTGAACTAAAACCAACTGTTGTCGGTATTGAATAAGTTGCCATTATGCTCTAACTCCTAAAGATCGTGCTACTGAACCGCCTCTATTTCTAGCGTCAATTACACCGTTTAATGCTTCTTGTTTTATTAAAGGTAACATTCCAAATATTTCTGCTTTAGCAACGTCTGAAACACTAGGCATAATGTTTATTTCTTGAACTACTTTAATACTGTCTTGTCCACCTAATTTATTATTTGGTGTTATGTAACCTGACTTGTTAGGTGTAAATATTTCTGCCCCACGTTCGCCAACTAAATAAGATTGACCTTGTGCAACTGCGCCACCTGTGGCACGTTTAAATATCATGTCTGAAATACCACCAATACCTTTTGATATTGCACCACCTAAAGCGTCGCCAAGAGGTTTTGTTATCGCAACTTGATAAGCTATTTTAATTATGTCTTGACCTATATTAGCCAAAGTTTCTCTAAAACTTTTAGCCTCAAAAACTGCTTTTTCAAAATTACCTGCAATAGTAGAACCAAAATTATCGCCTGCACGTTTTAATCTACTAAATGTTTTTTCTAATTTACCAATTTCGTTTTCAGTTTTTTTTGCGTCTTTTCCTACTGTGTCAAATACACTTGACGTATCTGTGCCTATATCAGCAATAATTCCTCTTAAAGTATTTAATGTACTTTGAAAACTATCTGTATTAAATTTAAATTCTATAAATGGAAAATCATCTATAAATGGTAATCTGTTATATGCTTCTATTAAATTATTAAATGTTTGTATAACACCGTTAGCAAAATCGGTCATACCTGCAATTGCAACTTCAATACTATCAATAACTCCAAAAGCCATACGTTGCGCGAAAGCTTGTGCGCCACCACCCGCCTCATCAAAAGCGTCTAATAATTTTTCTCTTAAAAAATCTGAAAATTTTTGAAACGCAGGACTTAAATTAGCAACAACTAAATTAGTTAAATTAGTAAATACAGTTTTTAATCGTGTTACACTATCATTAAAATTTTCTACTGCTTTAACTTGTTGTTGATTTAGTGAACCAAATCTTTCGCTTTCTAAAGCAAATCCTTGTAAAGCTTCACTACCACCATCTAAAACATTTATTAAATCACTAGCACGACCACCAAATATTTCAGTAGCATACTTTAATTTTAATGTTTTGTTTTCAACTAAAGATAATTTGTCGGCAATTAAACCTAAAATAGCCATTTGATCGCCCGAAAGTTTATTCGCTTCCGTAACACTTATTCCTAAAGCTTGAAATGTTGCGGTAGCTTCCCCCGTACCATTTAAAAAATCGCCAAAGTTATCAGTTAATCTTTTAACACCTTTAGCAAAAGTTTCAAATTCTACACCGCCAATATTTGAAGCTAATTTTAAAGTTTGTAAATCTTTAACTGCTATACCTAATACGTTTGACATTTTGCCTAAACGATCAGTAGCAATTAAACTATTACGAACTAATAGACCTAACCCTGCTATACCAACTGCACCTGTAAGAGCAGTTTTAAAGCTAAATACGGCTTTAGTAATACCTTTTAATCCCCGACCTATCTGACCGAACGCCTGTTTAGTCTTATTTACGGCGGTTATTTTAAAATTTATTCCTTTTTGAGCCATATTATTTTTTGTTTTTCATTTTATCTAATTGAAATTTATCTTTTTCAGATTTTACTTCTAAATACATAAACCAACTATCGTATTCTGCTTTTGACATATTTAATATGTCTGCAATATTTTTATTTAGCTTTTCTGCTAAAAAAAATATCGCGTAAAAATCAGGTTCTAATCGAAGTTTTTTTTTACGTCGTCTGCGTTGAACTCGTTAATAATGAAAGACCCTAAGGTTTTTACAATATCTACGTCTGCTTGATTTAAAAGCTTATCTTTATCAGCTACGCTAAATGCTTTATCGCCATTTTCTTTTTCGGCTTTCATTATTATTGCGTCAACTAACATTGTTATCTCATCTTTTTTAGCAGATAAAAATAATCGTCTTGTTTCGTGTACTGTTAATGGACTAATCCAATAAGTTACACCCCACTCGTCAATTGTAACTGATCTTTTTTTCTTTTCTGCAAAATGTTGAATAACTTTGTCTATATCTGACATAAATTATTATACTGTTCCGATTGTAACTGCACCTGTAACTTGGAAACCAATTGATCTCTCAACTATTCCGTCATGTGTTTGTGAAACACCAACAGAAGTTATGATCGCACTTCCTGAATAGTAAGTATCGCCTGAAGTTGCACCCTCAGGATATAAATTTAACGTTACTGTTGAACCAATAG